AATATGTATATTTTATATTTCACAAAAAAAAATCATGATTCGTAATCTATTTTTTTTGGCATTACTATTTTTTTTATATTTCTCTTTTTTCTCTTTTTTTTTATAAACGAATCTAAATTTTTTTTCTTTGGTTTTTCTGGTTTCTTCATAATTGTTATATCAATTTCGTTTAAATTAAGTTTATTACATTTCTTTTTCTTTTTTTCTTTTTTATCATATTGTGATTGAACTTTATTTTCTTTATTTTGAAATTTATAATATCTAATAGTTTTCAATAAAAAATTATCAAACATCATTTTTAATTCATTTTTCATAACATTTTCATAACAACAATCTTCTTCCATAAAACTGTTTAATAATTCCGATATCTTTTTTTTATATTTTTCTTTTTCACTTTTAAGAATTGTTTTTTTTTCCTTAATATTAACAACCTTTTCCATTTTTAATCTGTTTGTAAGGTACATGATATCTATCTGATTTCTCGATATGTCCATTATTATTATCAAATCATTTTATATTTATTAAATAAACTCTAAATATAAAACTAAATTTTAATATTTTTCAATTGTTGTCTTGTATGATTAAAGAAAAGTTCTGTTTCAGTGCCACAGCTATCCGGGTTAAATGCTGGATGTGTATCAACATGTTGTAACAAAGAAAATTGTGTATTCGCAGCATTAGGAGAAGGTCCCATTAAATTATACAAATCACTGTTTGTGCTGGGTATAAAACTATTTTGCGGGCATCTCTGAAGAGGAGCAAATCTATTAAATAAAGCTGATTCTTTATCTACATTATCACTGTAGGCATGATACGGTCCACCCATACCGGGATTAAAATCTTTTTCCATATTATATTTATCAAATTTTCCTTTAACAACTTGAGTTTTTTTTCTAAAATCCATCATTGGCATAACAACTCTTCTATTACTAACCGACCTTGAAAAGTATTTTGGCGTTAGCTGGGTTGTTGCTACATTTCTTTGATAGTTTCTCCTGCTTAATTCTGTTGTTCTTTCTTGTTGGCATATATAAACATCTTGTATATTTGTACCCATTGATATATTATGATAATATATTTTTTTTATTAAATATATTTAAATAGATATTGATAATATTAATTAACATGTGTGGGATATTTTCTATTTTAAACAACAGATATGATGAAGATAAACTATATTTTAATTTTAAAAAAGGTATCGCACGAGGTCCTGAAAATTCCAAGTTTATCCACATAAATAATAAAAATATTTGGTTCGGGTTTCATCGTTTAGCTATCAATGGGTACAAAGATGAGAATGCTGAACAACCTTTTAATATAAACGGAATTCATTTGATATGTAACGGTGAAATATACAATTGGAAAGAATTGTATAATACTATGGGTATAAAAGGTAGAAGCAATTCCGATTGCGAGGTAATCATTTATCTTTACTTAAAATATGGTATTGAACAAACATTACAAATGCTTGATGGTGTTTTCGCATTTGTTTTATATGATGAAAAAGCTAGATTAGTATATGTTGCTAGAGATACATATGGTATTCGTCCACTTTTTATTAAAAATATTGCGGGTACAAATAAAATTGCAAATAATGTATCAACTACAGTAGCAATCGCGTCAGAACTAAAACAATTGGTAAATTTAGATAATTACAATAATATTAAACAATTTACTCCCGGTACATATTCTAAATTTGGTATTTCACAAAGCGATAACCAATTATTCACGTATCCTGAAAATATACCATTTTCTAAAATTATATCTTTTCCTAGACATTTCAATACAATTATCAAAACGGATGATATTAATAATGCTTGTACTCTTATCAAAAAATCACTTATGAGTGCCGTTGAAAAACGTGTTAGAAATACTGAAAGAAACATTGCTTGTTTGCTGTCTGGTGGATTAGATAGTAGTTTAATCACGGCGCTTGTTAATAAACTAACACCGGGGAGAAAGATTTCTACTTGGAGCATCGGTATGGAAGGTTCTGAAGATTTGAAATATGCGAAGATTGTAGCAAATCATATAGGTTCGGAACACCACGAAATTATTGTTACTGAAGAAGATATGCTTTCTTGTATTGAAACTGTAATTTATAATATAGAAAGTTACGATACAACTACTGTGCGAGCCAGTATTGGAAATTGGATGATATCGAAATATATAAAAGAACAAAGTGATTGTAAAGTTGTTTTTAATGGAGATGGTTCCGACGAAGTTTGTGGTGGGTATTTATACTTTCATCATTCACCGGATAGTATAGAATTTGACAAAGAATGTAGAAAACTATTGAACCAAATTCATTTTTTCGATGTTCTGCGTTCAGATAGGTCCATATCATCACATGGATTGGAAGCGAGGACTCCTTTCTTAGACAGGCATTTTGTTCAATCATATATGAGTATTAATCCTAATCTAAGAAATCACGTTTTTTTGGATAAATGTGAAAAATATCTACTAAGGAAAGCATTTGATGATGGCGAACTTTTGCCTAAAGAAATTTTATGGAGAACAAAAGAAGCATTTAGTGATGGCGTTAGTTCAAGTAAAAACTCTTGGTTTGAAGTTCTTCAGGATCATATTAAAAATAATATATTTGAGCATTCTCCTAATATTTTGGAGAGTCAGCAAATTTACTATAGGAAAAATAAACCTAAAACGCTAGAACAATTACATTATCGTATGGTATTTGAGTCAAAATTCAGAAATATGGGTGATATTGTCCCTTATTTTTGGATGCCAAATTTCGTAGATGCTACCGATGCTAGCGCGCGAACGCTTAATATCTATAAGGAAAAGATGGAAACAACAGACGATGATGTTGTAACTAATTCAAAAAATATTAAAATAGAACTTGTTGTAAATTAAATCTTTCGTGTTTTATTATTTCTCTTAATATTTTTCAAAGTTTTTTTCTTTTTTAAAAAATCAATAATTTTTTTCTTAATTTTATTGCTTTTTTCTTTAAATAGTATTTGATTTGAACTCCCATACCGAGTTGAACATTTACCTAAGTTTTTTTTCAAATAATCTTTTTCATTATCATTTAATTTAAATGTTTTTAAATACTTTTCTTTAAATTCATCACATGGTATGTTATAATGATATGGATTTAGATGTAAATAATCTACATTTTTATGTATCATAAATTCATGAAATTTGTCATCCAAAAACATTATTTTATCTTTTTTTGATAAATGCCCACATCTTAGTAAATCTTCATATGTTTTACGATAACCTGTTCTATTTGGTTCTATTACAATTCCATCATATTTCCATCCACATATTATTCTATCAAATATTTTGAAATTTATCTTTTTTTCTATGTAAGATTTAATTCTATAAACCCATTGTTTACAACCAGTATTATTTGTATAAATAAAGACTTTAATGTTTTTATCTTTACTCTTTAGTTTTTTTATTGATTTCATTATATTAATAATGTTTGGTCTTAATATCTTCGGAAACATTTCCATTATTTTAAAAAAATGATTTCGTGATATTTTTTTATTGTACATGTTTGTTAAATAATAGTCAAACATTGATAATTGTACGAAATGTCCCAATGTTTCATCCATATCAAAAACAACTACTTTTCGCATTTATATATAAATTGAAATATAAAAATTTAAAAATAAAATAACAGTATCTCAGAATAATGTTCAGTGAATTATCAAAAACATTAACCAAAACATTAGACAAAAAAATAAAAAAAAAAGATGGTATATTTTTCACACCAAAATTAACAGTACAAAATATATTAAAACACATTAAACGTTATCTTAAAAAATGTAAAAATGCTCTTGAACCGTCATGTGGCTCATGCGAATTTGTATTAGAATTACATAAACAATTCCCTTCTATAACAACAACAGCCATTGAATTAAACGAAACTATATATGACAACATAAAACATTTATCGAATGAAAACATAAATATTATAAACGATAACTTTATATCTTATGAAACAAACCAAAAATATGATTTAATTATTGGAAACCCACCTTATTTTGTAATGAAAAAAAAAGATGTTGAAAAAAAATATTATGATTATTTTGACGGAAGACCAAATATATTTATATTATTTATTATTAAATCATTGCTACTTTTAAATAAAGATGGTATATTAGCATTTGTTTTACCTAAAAGCTTTCTTAATTGTTTATACTATGACAAAACCAGGCAATATATAAGCAAACATTGTAAAATTATTAAAATTATAGAATGTAAAGAGAATTATATAGATACACAACAAGATACAATATGTTTGATTGTTCAAAATAAAAATACTGACACAAATAATAAATTTGTATTAAATAAGAAAGATTATACAATATTCGGTACGCCTGTTAATATTAAAAAGTTAAGTAGTTTGTATAGCGAATCAAAGTCACTTAGTGATTTGGGATTTACAGTATCAGTAGGTACAGTTGTATGGAATCAATGTAAAGATATTTTAACAGCTGACAACACAAAAACAAGGTTAATATACAGTTCTGACATTAAAAACAATACATTAACTATGGTTGATTATAAAAATCCCGCAAAAAAAAATTATATAGACAAAGACGGTATAAATAACCCATTACTAGTCATTAATAGGGGTTATGGTGTAGGAGAATATAATTTTGAATACTGTTTAATAAAAGGTGGGTTTCAATATTTAATTGAAAATCATTTAATATGTATCAAATACACGGGTGAAATAGAAAACTTTGCTTTAATTGAAATGTATCAAAATATAATTAGGTCATTGAATCATTCAAAAACAAAGAAATTTATACAATGTTATTTTGGAAATGCCGCAATCAATACTACAGAATTATGCTATTTGTTACCATTTTACGATTTATAATATTTTAAAAATATTTAAAAATAAAATTGTATTTTTTAATATTTATAATGGCTAGACGTCGTGGGAAAAAAATGAAAAATAAAAAAAGTAAAAAAAAATATAAGAAGAAATCAATACCAAAAGCTGTTAGGGAACAGTGTTGGTTGAAACATTATGGTTCTGAATTTGAATCGAAATGTCATGTTAGTTGGTGTGATAATTATATTAATGTCTTTAATTTCCATGTTGGTCATGACAAACCAGAATCTAAAGGCGGCACGTTGAACCTAGATAATTTATTTCCAATATGCGCTAGATGTAATCTAAGTATGAGTAATAACTACACAATTTCTGAATGGAATAATATGTTTAAAGAGCGCACACAACCAAAATGTTGTATTATATGTTAATTAAAATTGATTTTAAAATAAATATCTAATAAAATATATTATTAATGTCAGGTTGTAGCATACAAAAACCATTTTTAAAATGGGTTGGCGGTAAAACGCAAATTATACAAAAGATAATACTAAAAATTCCAAATGAAATGAATAATTACCATGAATTGTTTCTTGGTGGAGGAAGTGTGTTATTTGCTATTTTATCTTTAAAACAACAAAATAAAATAAAGATTAAAAAGAAAATGTATGCGTATGATGTAAACGAAAAACTAATAAATGTATATAAACATATACAAAATAATAAAGATGAATTGTTTGAATTCATAGAAAAATACATTACTGAGTATGGTAGTTTAACTGGCACTGAAATAAA